CCTTCGCTTGCTCTTGTAACTTCCTCGACAACAAAAAATCTCTTTAGTGCAAATGAATAATCGTTTGCAGCATATTCGTCGATTAGGTGCGGTAGTTCTAACACATCCCCTGACATTATTTTTCGGCCAAGTGTTTTTACAGAACTGTTAATATGAATAGTCATGAAGATAATGTCATTGCTTAGAAATAATCCAAACTGACTTAGATTAAAATCGTTGTCGGTGATATTGTATATACCTCGAATTATGTGTACATCTGTATCATATTTTCTATCTCTATTTTCTAAGAAAATAAAGTCTTGAATATTTAAAGGATCATCAACATCATACGTCGGTACGCCCGGAGTTGATTCTCCTGCTTCTGGATTTTTTGGACCTAGATACTTGTAAACAAGCAAGTCGGTTCCGCCTACAGAAAACTGTTCGTAAATATTTCTATCTAGGAATTCGTAGTCTTTGCTTTTGTAAGGTCTATATAAACTGAGTCTTGGCATACACATATTTATGTATAAATACAGTAGGAGATACCAATGCCAGCAAACGACTTAGTAACACAAAAACAAGAAGTATTTGATTATGTAACCGCCTTTCTTGGTGGAGGTATGGTGGATGTCGAACTAGATCCAATTCATTACGAGACTGCATTGTCAAAAGCTCTAACACGTTTTAGACAGCGATCGGATCATAGTGTTGAAGAAAGCTATATTTCATTAACGCTAATTAAGGATCAGAACGAGTACATACTTCCTGCAGAGATTATGGAAGTTAGACAGATCTTTAGACGCAGTGTAGGCGGGCGTAGCGGCGGCGGAGACGGCAGCAGCCAGTTTGACCCGTTTAACTTAGCTTACACTAACACATACCTGCTGTCAGGCACGGGCTTAGGTGGTTTAGCGACATACGAACTGTTCTCTCAACGACAAGAACTAAACGCTCGTATGTTTGGTAGCTTTATTGAATTCACCTGGAACAACACAACTAAAAAATTAACAGTATTGCAGCGCCCACGTGGCAGTGAGCAAGACGTTCTGCTTTATGTTTATAATCACAGACCTGATAATCAATTGTTATCAGATTATCTTGCCAAGCAATGGATTAAAGATTACACACTTGCATCATGTAAGTATATGCTAGGCGAAGCACGTAGTAAGTTCCCAACGATTGCAGGACCACAAGGCGGAACTGCACTTAATGGCGATTCGCTGAAAGCAGAGGCACAAGCCGAAATGGAAAAGCTTGAAAATGAAGTTTCATTGCAAATGGCAGGCGGAACAGGATACAGTTTCCTAATCGGATAATGGTTGACAAAATGGCATAAATCCTTTATTATAATAAAAAAAGGATTATAATGTTTTATAAATTTAGAGCAAAAAGAGCAAAACCGGTGCTACCTAGATTGTTAGTTGTTGGCCACGGCCGGCACGGCAAAGATACTGTCTGTGAAATCTTAAGAGATGAATATGATTTTAGCTTTGAAAGCAGCAGTCGATTTTGTAGCAAGCTTTTTATCTTTGATCAATTAAAGGAAGAATATGGATACGCTAACGAAATTGACTGTTACAATGACCGCCATAATCACAGAGCAGAATGGTATGATGCTATCTGTGATTATAATGTTCCTGATGCAGCACGGCTAGGTAGAGACATCTTCAAAGAACACACTATCTATTGCGGACTTAGAAATAAAAAAGAATTCTTTGCAATGAAAAATTCTAGGGTATTTGATTATATCTTATGGGTTGACCGCAGCGAGCATCTTCCAATGGAACCAAAAACGAGCATGACAATCGAGCAATGGATGACCGATTATACAATTGACAATAATGGTTCTCTTGAAGATTTAGAATTTAATGTTCGACAATTTATAGATACTAAACTTGGCGACATTGCTTTGACCTGGCTTTAACTGCTAGTTTAATGGGCTAAAAACCGTATTTTCTCCTTCGATCTGCTAAATAATAATAGCAAAAGATCCATAAGGAGAAAATACGATGGCATTAGTATCACCAGGTGTACAGGTTTCAGTTATTGACGAGAGTTTTTATACTCCGGCTGAGCCAGGTACTACCCCACTAATTTTTGTAGCAACAAAAGAAAATAAAGCTAACCCAGGCAACACAGGCATTGCACCAGGAACATTAGCAACGAACGCCGAAAAGGTTTATCTAGTAAGTTCACAACGCGAATTAGCAGAAACGTTTGGCGACCCACTATTTTACACTGACTCAAACAGCAACCCGATTCACGGCGGCGAGCAAAACGAATACGGGTTGCAAGCAGCTTATTCATTCTTGGGTGTGTCAAATAGAGCATACATTGTTAGAGCAAACATTGACCTTTCGTCACTAGATGCAAGCGCAGAAGAAACTGCTGGTAAGCCAGCTAATGGCGCTTATTGGTTTGATACAAATGATACACTATATGGTATCTTTGAATGGAACAACGCCGTTAGTACTGCAACTAATGGTCAGAGTTTTTCTAACAAGACTCCTACAATAATTACTGATACTACTAAAGTTGTTAACTTCGACGCCGAAGATTATACACCACTTGGTAGCGTAGGCTCCATTGGTGATTATGCTGTAGTTGCTGTAACAAACACTAACCGTTTTTGGTACAAGAATTACACCGGTACTTGGGTAGAAGTTGGCACCTCGGCTTGGATCGGAAGTATTCCGACAGCTACTGGTACAATTAGTTTTACCAACGCAGTTGCCGCTGAAGATATTACCTTTGATACTGGCGCAGGCGCTCAGACAGTAACAGCATCGACTACTAGCGCACAAGATTATGTTGACCTAATCAACGCCGCAGCTATTACAGGTCTTACAGCAGAGCTCGATAATGCCAGACTTGTAATATATTATGACGGTTCCGGCGCACAAGATTATGTTGCTATTGCTGGTGATGCCGGACAACTAGCAGCAGTCGGACTTACAACACAGAGTTATTATGCTCCTAAGTTACAAATTACACCTCATACAAGTGTACCGCAATATAAAACTAGCGACGTTGCATCCGGACGTCCGACAGGAAGTATTTGGATTAAGACTACTACTCCAAATCTTGGCGCAAATTGGAATGTTAAACTTTACAATTCATCAACTGATTCATGGACACTAGCAAATGCTCCACTTTATGCAACTAACCATTCTGCATTATTTGGACTAGACGCTACTGGTGGCGGAGCAAACATTGCAGAGGGATCTTTGTACATTCAAAGCAACTCAACCGAAGCATCAAGTCCGCTAGCCACATTCAAAATTTTCCGCAAGGCTGGAACAGGCGCTGCATCTGTTACAAGTAAGATTGTTGCAACAGGCGGCCTAGCTGCTGGCGCTTATTCACTTTCGATTAAAGAAAGCGTAGTTGGGAGTAATGCACTAGAAGAAGTTGTTCCTACAATTACAACCCTTGCTGATGAAACCGACGCAGAAACTATCGCAAGCGCAATTAACGCAGCAGGCCTTACAAATGTAAGTGCAAGTGTTGACGGTCAAAACAGAATCGTTCTTACACATGCATTAGGCGGCGAAATACGCATTGATGATACAGCAGGCGCTGGACTTACTGGACTATTTGCTGGTTATTTCAATGTTGCCGATAATGCTAACTTATCAGTTGCACCGGATGGCACTGCTACAAGCTTTGTAGTATCTTACTGGAGACCATTAAGCTACACTGCAAGCGACGGCGAACCAACAACTACTCCAGCAGACGGTGCGCTATGGTATAGCAGTATTGTTGACGAAGTAGATATCATGGTACACAACGGTACCACTTGGGTCGGCTATCAAACAGCATATAACACTACAGGTGATAACGGACCAGTTGTTGCAGCTACAGCACCAGTACTGGGCTCGGATGGTCAACCTCTTGTTGAAAATGATCTTTGGATTTCGACAGCAGACATTGAAAACTATCCAGCTATCTATCGTCGCAGCGCAGCTGGACGTTGGGTACTACTTGACAAAGGCGACCAAACTACTGAGAATGGTATTTTGTTTGCTGATGCACGTTACAACACAGCCGGTGCTAACAGCAACGTAGCTGGTGATATTGTAGAAATGCTATCAAGTGATTACTTGGATCCAGACGCACCGGATCCGGCACTATATCCAAAAGGTATGTTGCTTTGGAACCTACGCAGAAGTGGATTTAATGTTAAGCGTTTTGAGCGTGACTATGTTGATGTAAACGACCTAAACACTAGATTTAGTGACGAATCAATGACAGGTTATTATGCCAATCGTTGGGTTACTGAAAGCGCAAATAACGCAGACGGTTCTGGAAGCTTTGGGCGTAACGCGCAACGTAAAGTTATTGTTCAAAAGCTACAATCGGTAGTTAACAGCAACGACGAAATCCGCGATGACGAATCTCGTATCTTTAACTTGATTGCAACACCAGGATATCCTGAACTAATTGGCGAAATGATCACACTAAACTTCGACAGAGGCTTAACAGCGTTTGTTGTAGGTGATACTCCAATGAGACTAAGACCAAACACAACAGAACTAAACAATTGGGCAACTAACGTTAACCTAGCTGTTGAGGACAACGACCTTGGTCTAGTAAGCAGGGACGAGTACATGGGTGTTTATTACCCATCTGGTTTCACAAGTGACAATGCAGGTAATAACATTGTTGTTCCACCGAGCCACATGGTTCTAAGAACAATGGCATTAAACGACCAAGTTGCTTATCCATGGTTTGCACCAGCAGGTACAAGACGCGGCGGCGTAACTAACGCAACAGCAGCAGGTTACATTAGCAGCGAAGGCGAATTTGTAAGTATTGCACTTAACGAAGGTCAAAGAGACACATTGCAGCAAAACAGTGTTAATCCAATTACTTTCCTTAGTGGTGCAGGACTAGTTGTATTTGGTCAAAAGACTCGTGCAAGAAATGCAAGTTCGTTAGACAGAGTTAACGTTGCAAGATTGGTAATTTATCTACGTAGCCAATTAAAGCAGCTTGCAAAGCCGTACATCTTTGAACCAAATGATAAGATTACACGCGATGAAATCAAGCAACAAGTTGAAAGCTTATTGGTAGAATTGGTTGGACTAAGAGCACTTTACGACTATCTAGTTGTATGTGACGAAACAAACAACACACCATCAAGAATCGACAGAAACGAATTGTATGTTGATATTGCAATCGAACCAGTTAAGGCAGTTGAATTTATTTACATTCCGCTACGCTTAAAGAACACAGGAGAGATCGCAGGTCTATAAGGATATAGGGGGTTTGAAAAATAACCCCCTATATAGATAAATACTTGTGATAAGGAGTTAATCATACATGGCAATCTCATCATTAACAAAACTAACGGTACCGTTAGCGACAAACGACAGCGCATCAGCACAAGGCTTGCTAATGCCAAAGTTACAATATCGCTTCCGTGTAACGCTTGAGAATTTTGGTGTTAATACATCAACTACAGAACTAACAAAACAGGTTATCGATGTAACCAGACCAAACCTTACTTTTGAAAATATGGAATTACATGTTTACAACTCAAAAGTAAACTTGGCTGGTAAGCATACCTGGAACCCAATTACACTTAACTTACGTGAAGACGTAAACAACAGTGTACAAAAACTTGTGGGCGAACAGCTACAAAAGCAATTTGATTTCATGGAACAAGCAAGTGCTGCATCCGGTTCGGATTATAAGTACTTGACTAGAATTGAAATTCTAGATGGTGGCAACGGTTCGTTTACTCCAACTGTACTCGAAACATGGGAATGTTATGGTTGTTACGTTTCAGAAGCAAACTATAACTCACTAGCTTATGCTAACAGTGAACCAGTAACAGTAACACTAACTATGCAGTATGATAATGCTGTACAAGTACCAAATGGTGAAGGCGTTGGTGTTAATGTTGGCAGAACTCAAGGAACTGGCTCAACAGGCGCTGGCTAATTAACTCAAAAATGATTGCCGAGAAAAGGGGGATTTATTCCCCCTTTTTCTTTATGTACGTATAAAATGATATAGATAAATATTAACATGAGTACACTTAATGGATATTATGATAATTTCGCAAATATTGGCGGGCCCAAGGGCAACCTAGGCGATTATAAACACGCAGCAAGATTGTATGTTGATAATAACATGCGCCTTACTCCGAAGGTAAAACATCTTTATCATGTTGTGTTTAATGTTAATCCACTTGCAAAAGCATTGGCGCCGCTACTAACTGGCATTGATCAAAGAGAAGTTAATATCTTAGCCAAGAACGTCGAATTGCCAAGATACAATATGCAGACGGCATCCCTTAATCAGTACAACAGAAAAAAGATTGTACAAACCGGTGTTGAGTACCTACCAATTAACCTCGAATTCCACGACGATAATGCCGGACTAACAACATTATTTTGGGAAGCATATTTTAGATACTATTACACAGATAGCAACTATACTCAGCGCGACGGCGCAGAGTTTCCAAAGCAAACAGTTGATGCATATCAAAAAATTAACGGCGGCCTTAACAGATCGTACGGTAATAGTGATTCACAGCAATTTAGATACGGACTGGATAGACCAAACAAAACACAGAATTTCTTTAACAGTATACAAATCTATCAAATGCACCCGCAAGATAGAAAGTCGACATTTACTAGTTTTACGTTAATTAACCCGTATATTGAAAGTTTGCAGCATGATCAAATGGATCAAGGAGTTTCGGAATTCGCTTCTAATCGAATGTCTATTAATTACGAATCTGTACAATATAACAGAGGGTACACAACTGAAGGATCTGCTCCGCAAGGCTTTGCAGAAACCCACTACGATAAGCAACCAAGTCCGCTTACATTAGCTGCACCCAATTCGCTGCAAGGAACGCAACAATCAATAACCGGCGCTGCAAATAGCGTATCTGAATTACAAAGAGGCAATTTTGGCAAACCGATAGTCGCGGCCCAAAACAGGTTCTATAAAAATACTGCCGATGCTCCAGGCCCGGTAAGTAGTATAAACATTAACAACGGTTCTCAATCTAGCCTATTAGGAAATATATTATTTCCACGTTCGGCAACTAATCCAGACGAAACCGAAGCAACTCCAAAGAGATTTTAATCATGTCATCAATTGAAGAAACAATAAAACCAGCCGACAGCGCAGATAAAACACGTTTGCTTTTTGATAGGTATTTCACAAAACAAATATCGTATCCTAGTAACCAAGTAGATGCAGTTGTAGGATTCTTTAGAAAGAGAGGCTTCGACGAACTTGCAGCAACCGGTGTTGCAGGTGTTTTGCTTCAACAAGCAAAGATTGACAACGTAAACGTTTTTACGTTACTTGATGATTTAAAAGGCCTTGATAAAATTAAGTTAAGTAATCTAGTAACAGCTATCTTAAACGCTAATAGAAGTAAGATTAGTAAGCTAGGTTATCGCGGAGAAATTAACCTAGAAAATCTAGAAGCTAGAAACATTAAAATCTAATGGCAAGGTATGCACAAGGAAAATATGTTGTCAAATTCCCTGAAAAGTATGTAGGCAAAAGCACTCCTACATTCCGTAGTAGTTGGGAATTTGCGTTTATGAAATTTTGTGACGAAAATCCACATGTAACAAAATGGGCAAGTGAGGCAATACGAGTTCCTTACAAAAATCCATTTACAGGAAAAGCTACAATATACGTACCTGACTTCTTTATTGCGTACACAGATGCTGACGGAAAACAACATGCTGAGTTAATCGAAGTTAAACCGTCTAATCAACAAGTACAAAGCCTTGCAAAATCACGTCAAAATCAAGCACATTGGGTATTAAATCAAGCTAAGTGGGAAGCTGCAAGAGCATGGTCAAAACAAAACGGACTAGTCTTTCGTGTTGTAAATGAAAATGATATGTTCCACCAGGGTCGCAAAAGGTAAATAGTAGTATATTATAGGATACTATTATGACTAAGAAACTTGAAGATCTGCTCAATTTACCTGATTCAAAAGAAATCATAAAAGCGGCCGAGAAAAAAGAAAAAGATCAGAAGAAATACGAAGTTACACAACGAGAAAAAACTTTTCGTGATATAGAAGAGTTTGACAAGATTAGCTCTGCATTGCCTGCGGTTAAAGGCCTTGGCGAAATGGCAGATAAAGAGCTTAATGAAGTGTCTGACAAAGCGATGCAAGCATACGAAGATTTGATGGATTTAGGCATGAACGTCGAAAGCAGATATAGTGGTAGAATATTCGAAGTTGCGGGTAATATGCTTAAAACTAACTTAGATGCCAAGATTGCAAAACTCGACAAAAAGCTAAAAATGGTAGAATTGCAACTTAAGAAAGAAAAGCAAGACCAAACTGGTGTCCCAGAAGGCGGCATTATAGAGGGCGAGGGCTATGTTGTAACCGACAGAAATAGCCTATTAGAACGCCTTAAAGGTCTCGATAAAGATAAATAATACAAATAGGATCCTGAATATGAAAACTTTAAAAGAACTCTTAGAAGCAAAAAAAACTTATCCATTTAAAGTTGGAGTAGCAGGCGAAATCCCTGAAGGCTTTAACGAGAAACTTAAGAACGCACTTGAAAAATTCGGCTTGTCGTCAATTAGTGCCGGTAAAAAAACGCCAATTCAGCACCGCGCATTAGACTTCCCACAACTTGAAAACACAGAAGTAACATTCTGGGATGTTGTATTAAATTATCCAACAACTGATGATGTACTAGCTGGTTACCTTGGAGACTTCTGCGGATTTCATCGCAGTAATATTGTAGTTAGAAATCCAAACGGTCCAGTTAATAGACAACAAGAAGAATCCGAAAAAAGCGACAAAGACGCAGTATACGAACCACTATTAGGAAGCGACGACAAAACTAATACGTCAGGACAAAGTATGGCAGGCGAAAGTCGTATTATGGAATTACTTAAAGAATTAGAAAAAGACCGCAAAGAACGCGGCGAAAATGGCGGCTTTACAATTGAGGCTCCGAAAGAAGAATCAACAAACGTCAAGAGCGTAGTAGGAAAAATAACATGAACCTTAATCAAGATATGAGAAATATTCTAGCAGGCTTTAACAAGTTGTCAGAAAAAAAGAATTTAAACGAATCGGCACTTACTGAATGTCCGCCAGAAATGGAAAGCGACATGGGCGGCGGTGCAGGCACTGTTGACGTTAACTTCTCAGGAGAGCCGAGTGCAATTGCTGCACTAATGAAAGCACTAAGTAGTATCGAGGCCGGCGGCGCAGGACCATCAGTTGCAATGTCAAAACCATTAGCAATCGGCGGACCTCCAGAAGGTCCTGATATGGGCGGCATGGACGATCCGGAAATTCCGGGTCGCGACGACGTCGACGGAGACGATGATGTGCAAGCCGGAATGATAGGCAAAGTAGCAGGCGCTGGCCTTGGCGCAATGGCAGGCGGCCCAGTTGGCGCAGCAGCAGGCGCAGCGGCAGGCGATGCATTGACAGGCGAAGAAGACAACGAACCAGCAATGGATATATCAAAGATGAGCGACGAGCAGATTGCAGAATGGGAAAACGAGCCAGACGAGCAACGCAAAGATCATAACTACATGACAAAAGAGCTGTCCGGCGGACTTAATCGCGAAAAGAAAATGTACAAAAAAGCACAAGACGGCGACAATGCAATGGCAGTTGAATCAATTAAATCACGCTTAATGAAGGCCCTCGAAGAAGCAAAAGACAAGCCAGATTTTCTCGATGTTGACAAAGATAAAGACAAAAAAGAGCCAATGAAAAAAGCCCTTAAGGATAAAGCTAAAGGCAAGGTAGATGAGTTGTCACCGGGTACTTTAAAGAGCTATGCTAAAAAAGCATCAAGTTCTACTCACCCGAATAGTTCATCAAACCTGTCGTCGAGAGCAGCGTTTGATCTTGGTCAAGATGACGATGGCAAAGACTCTGGTGCAAAAGATGATCAAAAGAGTGTTAAGAGATCGGAATATGTCGGTAAAGCTATTGACAAAATGACCGCGGCCCCAAAAAAAAAGTAGGTGAGATTGAAGAACCAGTACCTGAGAAAGTCCGAGGGCTCCTTAAAAAGATGAAGGGCGGACATTCTCACCGACACAAACTAGGGCGCAGACTAGGAAAGTAATATGAGCAGTAGTAAGTCACTAGACGGCGTCTTAATTAAAAAAGCCCATCGTCAGGAAACATATACAGAAAAGCAAATTGAAGAACTTGTTGCATGTATGGACCCTGACGATGGCTATTTGGCTTTTGCTAGAGCATTTGCATACATTCAGCACCCTGTACGCGGTAAGCTATTATTTGATCCTTACGAATATCAGTTAAGACTGATGCACAGCTATCACAACTATCGATTTAATATTAATATGATGCCAAGGCAAACTGGCAAGACAACCTGTGCAGCTATCTATCTTGCATGGTTTGCAATGTTTGTTCCTGACCAA